CGCGCTCGGTGGCGGCGCCCAGGTAGGCGCTGTAGAGCAGCGCGTAGGCGTCGGCATAGGTCACGGTCTGGCCCGTGGGCTCGCCGGTGGCGGGGTCGCGCAGGGCAATGGTCTTGGCCGGGTCAAAGGGCAGCGCCATGCCGGCCGCTGGGGTGCGCAGCTCGGTGTCGCCGGCCAGGGCCAGCACGCGCTCTTCTTCAAAGCGCACAACCGGCTGGCCAGCGCGGGGGTTTTCAATCACCACTTGGCAGCAGCGCTGCCAGCTCTGGCCGGTGACGGTGGTTTCGTTGTAGTTCGGGGTGCTCATGCTGGGTGCTTCCTCGGGTTACCAGGTGGACAGCGCCGCGCGGCGCCAGGTGTTGGTGTTCACGCACACGTAGACGTGGCTGGCATCCCAGGCAATGTCGCCCTGGTTGCCTGCTGCCGTGGCGCTGGCGGGGGTTTGCGGGGTGCGCACGCGCAGCTTGTTGTCGGCCACGTCCAGCACGCCCGTGGGGGTGGTGGTGCCCAGACCCAGGCGCCCATCGGCGGTGATGCGCAGGCGCTCCAGGCCGGCGGTGGCCATGGCCAGTGTGTCGGCCGCCGGGAAGAACAGCCCGGTGTTGTCGTCGGTGGCGCTGGCGAGCGACGGAATGGCCGCTGCGCCCGCGCGCAGGTTGATGGCGCCGCCGGCCACGGCCCGGCCGATCACGCCCACCTTGTCCAGCAACTCGCCAAACATCAGCGCGTACAGCTCGGCCCGGTCGGTGCTGCCCAGCGTGCCCCGGTTCTCCAGGATCTGGTCCACGCCCTTGAGCGCCATGTCGGTGGCGTAGGCAATGGCGCCCAGCAGCTCGGCCAGGGCCTGCGAGTTGTCTGCGGCGCCCAGGCCAGCCAGCGCCTGGTCGCGGGCGTACTCGGTCTGGCCCTTGATGTCTTGCAGCTGTGAGACGACGGCGCCCGCCGCTGCGTTGGCCGATGCCTGCGATGCGCTGGCAGAAGCGGCCGACAAACCGGCCTGCACGGTGGCGATGCCCGCTTGTGCGGCACTGGTTGCGGCATCGGCTGCCACCTGGGCGCGGTCGGCGGCGGTGGCCATGGCATCCAAGCCCGTCTGAACCCGATCGGCTGCAGCAGCTGCGGCACTGGTGCTGGCCTCGCCCGCCTTGGTGCTGGCCAGGGCTGCGCTGGTGCTGGCTTCACTGGCTTTGGTGGTGGCGGTGCTGGCCTGGTTGGTGGCATTGGCGGCGTGGGTGCCTGCGGTGCTGGCGTGCTGTGCGGCCAGGCTGGCTTGACCGGTGGCAACGCCTGCAGAGTTGTCGGCCTGCTGGGCTGCTGCCTGAGCGATGCCGGCGGCGGTCTGGGCGTCTGCCCGGGCCTGCTGGGCGTCGGTGGCTTGCGCCTGGGCGGTGTTGGCAGATCCGGCGGCGGCGGTGGCTTGAGTCTGCGCGGTGCTTGCGCTGCCCGCTGCTGCGGCCTGGGATGCGGCGGCGGCGTCGGCGCTGGCGTCGGCTGCCTGGGCGCTTTGCGCGGCGGCGCTGGCCTGGGTGCTGGCCGTGCTGGCCGAGTTCTGGGCTGCATCGCGCGCGGCTTCGGCGGCATCAGCGGCGGCGGTGGCGGTGCTCGCTGCACCTGTGGCCGTGGTGGCGCTGCCCGCTGCGCTGGCCTGGCTGGCGGCGGCTGCCTGCTCGCTGGCCTGCGCCGCGGTGGCCGATGCCTGGGCCGCGGTTTCAGCCGTCAGAGCACCATCTTCCGCGTCTTGCGCCACCAGGGCAGAAGCCGCTGCAGCGGCGGCCTGGGCCGTCACCGGTGCCAGTGCTGCCTGGGCGGCAATCAGCGCCTGCTGGGCCGCATCCAAGGCCGGGTAAGGCTCGGCCACGATGATCTGCTCCAGCCGGCAGTCGCTGTTGGGCACCACGGCGGTGGTGTCGAGGAATCGTTTGCCGGTGTCTGGGTTCCACGCCTTGATCTGGTAGGAAGAGGCGTTGGAACCAATGGCGTTGGGCCAGAGTTCCAGCACACACACGCCGTCCGCTCCAGCGATGGCCGTGAACTTTTCGGGGACCACAAAGCCGTCGTAGACCTCGGTGCGGTCCAGCTTGGCCTCAAAGCGGGCGCCGGCAATGGGGTTGCCGTTCTGGTCAAACGACTCGCAGGTGACGGAGACGGTTGGGATCATGGTGGTCATCCTTTCGGCGAAACAGCAGCCGTGCCACCTGCTTCGTCGCCCAACTCGGCGTCGCACAGTTGTTTGAACCCGGCGGCCAGGCCTGGATTGGCCAGCTCGGTCTGCTTGGAGTAGCAGCGGAACATCACGTAGTTGCGCTGCGCGTTGCCGAACAGGTCGGACAGGCTCAGGTTGCCGGTGATGTCGTTGGTGGTCGTGAAGTCCGCCGGGATGGGGATGTCCACGGTTTGTGCGGCGTACTTGAGCGACACGATCGCTCCGGCAGCGGCAGGCGGGTACACGTCGAAGCTGCGAGGCTCGCGCTCGTCGTACATGAAGTGCAGGATCTCGGCCTTGCCCGGTGCGCCGCGCCAGCCCGGGAGGCTTGCATCCAGCAGCGCTGACGAGACACGCGAGATGGCAAGCTTGCTGCCCGTCGTGTTGTGAGACACGTCGATCAGCTTTTCACCACCGTCGGGAAGGGACTGGCCTGCGCCGACCACCAGCGGATGCGGCACAACGATGTGGCTTGCATCCGGGCGCTTGGTGATGATGTAGCGCTGGCCATCGTTGAAGTAGCGAGCGAGGTCTTGTGTGGTCCAGCGGACGCTGGTGTTGTCGTTCAGATCACGAGCGACCTGCTCAAGAATAGATTTCGCTGTCAGTGCCATGGTCAGCCCTGGGGTTGCACTCGGCGTTGGTCCGGTGCGGTTTGGATGAAGTCGCAATTTGCGGCCAGGTGAACGGACCGCTCGTACTCACCGGCGTGAAGCACGGCCAGGTTGATGTCGCTCCACGGCTGGCGAGGCAGCTTCATCAGCCGAGACAGCGCGCCGGAAGCAATCGCCTCGGCGTGACGCGCGAACACGTCGTCACTGATCCCGGTTCCCGTGTTGGATGGCATCAGAGCCGTCTCAACCGTCACCACCGCACCGGCGATCGGCGCCGGGAACAGCATGTAGATGTCGGTTCCAACGTGGTACAGGCCATTGCTCGGCGCGCAGGTGGCCCAGCTGGCGGGCAGTTCACCGCGGCCGAAAATGTCCAGCGGCTCGCCGGCCACGTCCACGCTGACGATCCGAACCAGCTCAGTGCCTGTCGGGATGTCAATGTCGAACTGCTGGATGACGCCTGGGGCCGTGAAGCTCTCGCTCTCCCGCCACTCGCGCGTGCGCAGGCAGAAGTCTCGCGCCGTCAAGCGAATGGCGTTGTCCACCGTCGGGATGGGGCATCCCAGCACAGAAGGCATCACCAGCGAATGGAACTCGGCCCAGGCTTTCATCACTCAGCGCCCTCAGCGGCGGTGGTGGCGGCTGGCACCGGAAACGTCTCGGCTAGGCGCTTGGCCACGGTTTCGGCCTTGGCGTTGGGGTGGATGTCCAGGCCCTCATCCTTGGCCAGCTGGTGCAGCTGGGCCTTGTCCAGTGTGGACAGGTTCAGGGGGCCCGCCTTGGTCATCATCACCAGTTCACCGGCAGGCGGATTCTCGGGATCTTGCTGCGGCTTCGCGGCCTGCTCCTGCGTCCCACTGGTGATCGCTGCGGGTTCAGTGGCGCCGGTGGTGACGATGGTGCTCAGACCAGCGCCTTCAGCGGGTGCGGCGGCCTGCTTTTCAGCCAGTGCCACCGGCTCGAAGACATCGGGGTGCGCGAGCATGCGCTTGGCGATCGCCTTGTCCGCAATGTCGTGCTCTGCGCCGGGTTCCCAGACGATGCCGGTTGCCTCGGAAAACGCGGTTTCACGATCCTTCTTGCCGACGTACTTGAATTTCATGCTGTTCTCCAGTTGGAATGAAAAAGGCCGCCCCGGATGGAGCGGCCTTTCTGCCTTGCGCTGCTGCGCTTACTTCACGCCCAGGGACTTGCCCAGCGCCTTCATGGTGATGGCGGGCGTGCCGGACATGCCGGCAGCCGCCGCCGTCACCGTGGCGAAGATGATCACGTCCTCGTTGAAGGTGATGGGCGCGAAGCTGTAGCGCGTCGGGCTGGCGCCGGTGACGGCCGCCTGCAGGTCGGTCAGGCCCGATCCGAAGTAGGCGTCGTTGGCCACCAGAACACCGTCGGGCTTGGCCGAGCGGTAGCCCAGCTTGTACTGCAGCGCGGTGCCGGTGTCGCAATCGCCGTTGAACTTCTCCAGCGACTGCAGACGGGTGCCGCCGGCCAGCTTCACGAGGTCGATCGTGTCGCCGATCGCCAGTGCGGCGCCGATGACGGCGGTGTCGTCCTCGGAGACGGCGGCGTTGTAGATGCCGTTGTAGACGGCGCTGTTGCCGGCCAGTGCGGCGGCTTGGTACTTGGCCATGGTGATGGCTCCTTTCAGTCAGGTTTGGATGGGGTCAAGTGCCAGATCAGGCGCCGACCTTGGGCGAAACCGCGTCGATGACGAACACGTTTTCGGTGGGCTCCGCCTCGCCGTTTTCGTTGGCGTACTTCAGGCGGAACTTGGCCTCGCCGCCCATGAACTCGCCCAGGTACTCGTAGTTGCGGCCGGCGTTGTAGGTGTTTTCGAGGATGGCGGCTTGCACACCGCTGTTCGAAGAACCCTCGGCACGGGCCAGGGCCTGTGCACCCAGCAGAACCGCGCGCTCGACCTGGTTGCCGGCACCGATGGCGGCGTTGACCACCACATCGGATTCGGCTGCGGTCAGGCGGTTGGCAGCCGTCACGTACTTCACCGTGGCGCCGGCGTTGTGGAAGATGGTGTGATCCACCTTCTTGACCAGGATGCCGCGCCAGATGCCGCACTCGCCGCGGAAGACCGCCGAGTCCTTGGCGTAGCGCTGGCGCTGCTCCACCTGAGCCTGGAAGCTGCGCAGGTTGTTGCCCGTGGTCATGTTGGTGATCAGGTCGTTGTACGACCCGGGCGAGAGCATCAACACACCCTTGAGGGGCGCGTCGGTGGACTGCTCGTCACCGCTGAACTTCGGGCCGGGCAGCTTGGTGTCCAGCGATTCCAGGTACAGCGCCAGGTTGTCCAGCACCGTCAGATTCCACTTATCGGTGGAAGCGATCGAGGCCAGCTGTGCACCACCGCGGGTCAGGTTGTTGCCGTTGATGACCAGGTGACGGTTGTACGTCGGGGCCTGCAGCGGGTTGACCATGATCTCGGCGAAGTCCGGGTCGGACACCAGCGGCAGATCCCAGCTCTGGCCGGTCTGCTGACCGCGGGCGCCGGCCTGGTGCACCATGGCGCGCTGCCAGATCAGGCGTGGGAAGTAGCCTGCCACCGCGGCGCGGGCAATGCGGCGCAGCTCGTGCTTCGTGCGCTGACGGCTCATCTTGCCGCCGGCGTCCACGTTGAACGTGGCCAGGTCGATCTTCATGTCGAAGCTGGAGCTCGACAGCGGCTTGCCCATGCCCTCGGCGTTGCGGTCACCCATGATCGGCTTGCCGCCGACCACGTTGAACGCATCGACGGTCACCTTGTCGCCCTTGGGATCGGTGGACAGGTCGGTGATGCGGACATAGGGCATGTCCGGGCTGGTCTGCTGCTTGAGGATCGCCTCGGCGTCCGACTGCTTCGGTGCCGGGCCGGTCATGGCGTTGAGGTTGCCGGGGGCGCGCACGATCTGTGCGGTCACGGCGGTGGAGTATTGGGTCAGCGCGAGAGAGCTGCCCGATGCGACGTTGGTACCCATGATGGATATTCCTTTTCAGATGGTCGTGGTGTGGTGGTCAGCCACCCAGCCGAGCCAACTGGGCATCAATCTCGTCGTCCGTCATTCCAGCCCACCGGTCAACCTGGGCCACAGGGCTCAGGCGATCGATGCGCGTGTCGGGGTCGGGGATCGTGCCGCCCTTGAAGTCACTCAAGGTGTTGGGCTTGGCGCGGGGGGCGTTTGCAATCGCCTGTTCAGGCGTCTTGCGTTGGGCTGCGCCCGGTTTCGAGGTGCTGGGCGCTGGCTCGTCGTCCACAGGGATGTCGTATTCCTCGGCCACCGTCTTGGCCACGTGGGCAAAGCGCTCGTGGATGGGCTTGTCCCTCCACTTGGGTGACTTCTTGAGCACGTCATCGATTTCCTGTGCCCGGGCGAACTTTTCCGGGTCGGTCGCTTGCCAGTCCACCAGCAGAGGGATCTGATCGATCGCGTCCTGAATCGGGTTGCTCGTGCTGGCCGGCTCGTCCTTGGCTGCGCTGCGAGCGCTTTCCTCGAACTGCTTGGCCCGCTCAAAGACGGCGCGCAGCTTTTTCCCGTGCTCGGGGAAGTCCTGCTCCATCTGTGCAACCTCGTCCTCGGTGAGGGTTTCGGCTTCGCCGCCAGGCTTCTTGCCAGCCTTCAGGTCGGCCAGCTCGCGCTCCAGGTGCTCGGCGCGGCGCGCTGCTTCGTCTGCCCGGCGGCGCTCGGCCTGCAGGACATGGAAGGGCAGCACGTGCTTGCCGTTCTTGGATGCGATGCCGGCCGGCTTCGTGCCAGTCGGTTCCGGTTCAGCGGGCGCCGTCGTCTGATCAGCTGCGCCGGTTCCCGTGTCGTCTGCCGCGCTGGTGGCGGCCTCGGGTGCGGTGGGTTGCTGCTCATTCGTCTCATCGTCGGCTCCAGTGCCTGCGCTCGGCGTGCTGCCGTTGGGGCCGTTTTCCAGCGCCTCCAGCTGCTCGTCGGTCAGGTCTGCGGGGTCGATTCCTTCTGCTGCGTTGCTCATGCTTCCTCGTCCAGATAACGGCCTGGTACCGAAACGACAAAGGGCCCGCGCAGGGCCCTTGTTCGTTGACCATCGGGGGGATACCGCACGCGCCGTCCGATGTCACCGACGCGAGGGAGAGACGGCCAGGATTGGCCGAATGGGGGTCAGGCGGCGGCGGCGGCCACAACGTCCTGAAGGATCTGGTCTTCGTTGGCGGCCACTGCCTGGGCCGGTGCGAGCGCTGCGCGCCCCTGGATCTCTTGGGCCTCGGCCATGGTCTTGGTCGCGGATGCTTCGTCCTTGGCCACCTTGGCGGCGGCGGCGCGCATGGTGATTTGCTGCTGAGCCTTGGCGGCTTGCTGTGCCTGAACCTTCTGTTCTTCCTGGGCGTTCTTGTCGCCCACGTCCGGCAGTCCTGATACTTGGCGCAGCTGCTTGGCGATGTTCTCGCGGCCCGGCAGGCTGCTTGCCTCGATGTAGGCCGGCGCCAGCACGCCCACGGCGGCCGGGTTGTTGCCCATGGCCGTCATGACCGTGGACAGGTGCTGCATCTCCTGCATGCGGTGCGCCGGGCTGTTCGGGATGTCCGACAGGCCGACCTTGACCGGCGAGTCCTTCACCCGGTTGATCGGCGTGCCCTCGGCGCTCCACGAGTTCAGCACGATGACGCGGCGGCTCGATCCGGTGCCAATGCTCACCTGCATCTCTTCCTGCAAGTGGTCCTCGGCGATCAGCGACAGCAGCTCCTCGTGCACCAGCTTGCGGCCGAACGTGTAGTTGTCGTTGAGCTCGCCCATCGCCACGGCGCCGGCTTCGGACAGCGAGTTGATGGCCACGCCCGATGTCACGCCGGCCGGTGCGTTGCCCAACTGTGTGCTGTAGACGCGCGGCACGTCCTGGATCAGCTGCTTTGCGTCCTGCATCACGTCCAGCTGCTCCTTCTGCATCGCCAGATTGGCCTCCACCTTGACGCCTTGACCGCGGTTGAGGCGGCCCGGGTTGGTGATGGCCACCATGTCGGGGCGCATGACCTGCCGCGTGATGTCCTTGATCGTGTTGTAGGTCGTGTCCAGCGCGTCGGAGTCCATCTGCACCTGGCGGGCCTTGAGGTGCCAGTTCACCATCTGGCGCCGCTCGTTGTATTCCTCCTGCGGGCTGATCATTCCCTCGATCAGGCCGTAGGGGCTGCCGTCCTCGTCGTCGCGGAATGCAAAGAACGGGATGTAGGGGAAGTTGCGGCGGGCGGTGCCCTCGTCGTCCAGGCGGTGCGGTCCAGCAAACAGCGAGCGGCGCACCTGGTTGGTGATGGACTTGGAGAGCTTGACGCGGCCACGAGCCACGGCCTGCACGTGCAGCGGGTTGGTCTTGTCGTACACCACGCGCTTGGTCGGGCTCAGGTGCAGCACCACCACCTCGGCCGGCGCGCGGTACCAGACCTCGTAGAACTTGATGCGCTTGCGTGCGGAGTCCAGCCACTGATCCCGGCGGATGCTGGTGCCGCGCTCGTTGCGGTAGGCGGTGGCCAGGTAGCCGTCCTCGGGCAGGTTGATGCTGGTCCAGCCGTTGACGGTCTGGCGCAGCACCTCTGCGTGCTCGGGCATCATGGCCTCGGCCAGCTCCAGATCCATCCAGCGCACGCGAACCTGCCAGCGGGCGTCCTTGAGGCCCAGGTCGGTGGAGCGCATGTCCCACCAGATTTCGTTGCGGTGGATGAACTCGACGCGGTAGGGGTAGTCCAGCGGGTCAGCGGCGCGGCTCACGCCCACCCAGCCGATGCCCGCCTTGACCTGGCTGGCGTAGCCCTCGGACACGGCCATGTCAGCGTAGGACTCGCGGCGGGCCTCTTCCAGCTGCACGCCGAAGTATTCGGCCATGTCGGCATAGTCGTCGGTGTCGGCCTCCACCTTCACGTCGGTGCGCGCGCGGGCTTCCTGGCCCAGCAGGGAGTTGATGACGCCGTGGATCAGGTTGGTCTGGCGCGGCTCGATGCCCCAGTCGCGGCGGATCTTGTGCTCCATCTCCGGCGTGAGCTGCTTGCCCATGTCGTAGAAACGGCAGGCACGGTCGGCCCTCCAGCGCCAATCGGGCTGGTTCTCGCAGTCGGACACGAGCTCTTCGAGCTTGCGCAGCGGGTAGCCGCGCTCGGCCGAGTCTCTGCTGGAGCGCTCGCGTTCGTCTTGGATCGTCAGAAGTTTCATTCGGTGTACCCCATCAGGGCGCGGAAGCCGTGTGCGTCTTGCGTGGCGTGCACGGTCGCGATGTGCATGCCGGTGACCACGGCGTAGCGCGTGGCGTCCATCAAGTGGTCGTTCTTTTTGACGATGTGACCCTTCTCGTCCCGGTGGTAGATCCGGTATTCAGCGAACCAGGCCCGGCAGGACTTGAAGACCTTGAGCCGGCCGGTGGCCAGGCGCTGGTGCACCTCGTACAGGCCCGACTCCACCGAGTTGTCGGCCGGTGTCAGCACCAGACCGAGCTCGCGGTAGATGTTCAGCAGCGTCTCGCCGTCCTTCTGGCTTCTGCCGCGGCTGGCCGGGTCGATCGTCCCGGGTACCCAATGGCCACGGCCGCGGATGGCCGCAACGTGCGTGCTCGGTTCCTGCTGCCCCTGGCTGTGGCAGGTGTAGATGTAGGCCACGTCCGCCTCGCGGTCGATGGCAATGAAGGCCGCGGCGGTGCAGTTCCAGCCCACGTCAAGGCCGTAGGCGCGCGGCCAGTGCTGCGGGATCTCGAAGTCCTCGACCGTGATCTGGTCCTCTGGGACCGGGTAGATGGCGCCGCTGCCGATGCTGGGTACCCCCTTGGAGCGCGCCTCCCGCAAGTGCGGTTCGCAGTCGCGCATCAGCCGGGCCTTGACCTCCTGGCTCAGGTGGGGCGCATCGTCCCAGCCGGCCATCACCAGCACCTGGTCCTCGTTGCGGCCGATCCGGTCCTGCGGGATCTCTGCCTCGTCTCCCAGGTACTTCAGCACCACCGGCGTCAGGCCGCGCAGCGGTGTGAACGTCTCCATCAGCAGGCCGTTCGTGGTGGCCAGCCGCATCGCGCACTCTGCGCGGATGGCTTCGTTCGATTCCTCGTCCAGCCAGATGACGTGCTTGGCCGTGCCCTGGAACGCCTCGCGCCCCTGGTCGAACGACTTGAAGCCCAGCCGGGATGTCTTGCCGGACACGTGCTTGACCAGCACATAGTCCGCTGCGCCGCCACCGTTGGGCCTGCGCACGATCTTGATGATGTCGTCGCCCGGTATCAGCCCGGTACCGTGCTGCCCTTCCTCGCCCAGCATCTTGAGCTGGATGATGTCCCGGACCGTTTCCTTCGTGTCGCCTGCAGCCCAGGCATCGATCGCCGAGTCGAACCGGTGGCCAGCCCACCAGAACGGGTAGCGCCCTGTGAGGTGCAGCGCCATCTCGTAGCCGCCGGCCTCGGTTTTACCCACACGGTTGCCAGCCATGAAGCCGCGGGTCTTGTACTTGGACCCCAGCTCGAAGAACGTCGTGTGCTGCTTGTAGAGCTCGCGGCGCAGCGGCCCAGTCTCCGGGAAGTACGCGAACAGCTTGCGGCGCTTCTCCCTTCGCTCCTTCTCTTCCAGCAGGGCCAGCAGCTCCAGCTTCTGCTCGCGCTGCTGGCGCGCCAGTTCAAGCGCGAGACT